TTTTTTACTCATCTTATAATCACCTCTTAGTTAATATTGTACAAAAAAAGATCCCATATAGACAGACACGCTTTTTCTCGTGTCCACCATATAGGATCCATTTTATATAATACAGTCTCTTTTTATTTTTTTTTGCTTAACAAGTCTATTAAATTAGATACGACTTCTAACTCTTCTTCATTTAGTTCAGATAGCTTACTCACTGCATTATTGAAAAGCTCTGATTCAGATAACTTATGCAAGTTATCTGATATTTTTTTACTTTTATCAGAAGTTTTATACATATTTCCTTTACCAGAAATCATCCATTCCTCATTTATATTAAATGTTGAGCAAAATTTTTCAATATCATCACTTTTGATAATTTTTCTACCAGACTCAATATTAAAAATTTTGTCTCTACTCATGTTAAGTTTACTTCCGAACTCTTCTTGAGTTAATTTTTCATTTAGCCTTATTGACTTTATTCTATTTTTCAAAGTATCACCTCTATAAAAATAATACAAGATTTTACATGCAAAGTCAAATATAAATTCGCAACTAATTACACAAATCTCTAACATATAAAAAGCTAATTGTAAAAATATACGAAAAAAATGTTGATAGTTGTAGAAATGTGTAGTATTATACAAATATAAGTAAGATACTACGAAAAGGAGTTATATAAAATGAATTATGAAAACAAAATAGAAGAAACTGCAAGGATGCTATTAAATTTGGATTTTAAAGATTTTGTAGCAGTTGAGAATGTAATAGATAGAATGATAAATTCTAAAAAAGAAAAACAACATGTAAATAAAAATTAGTATTAAAAAAAGGTGTGTGATTTTAATTAAATCACACACTTACAAAAAGTAAATGAAAGTCAGTTTTTTCAAAAGTCCTAGTGGCTTTTAACGGGCTTGTAATAAGTATTAACTTTAAGACAAAAATAATAGATTAAATATAAAAATAAATGCCTAGTAAAGTAGTTTGTAAGGAGACTAAACGGTGATGTAACATGAGCAAAGTTTTGAGAAAAAAATATATAGAAAGTGATTATGAAAGACTACATACAAGATTAGTAGAAGAAGGCATATGTGAAACTGAATTAGATAGCATAGTTGATGTTAGAAGTGGATGTATATATGATACAAAAACAATCACATCAGGAACTATGAGAGAAGTTGAAGTATTTCCTATGTATCTAAAAAAAGATATGCCTGATGAATGGAGATTAAAAAATACAAGAGAAGCACAGAAAAATCTAAATAATAAAAATGCTATTAAAAACTTTACTAGAAAATTAAATATGAATTTTGTTAAAGGTGATTATTATTTAACTCTAGAGTACTTAAATAAATATCTACCAAAGGATCACAATGAAGCTAAAAAACAAATGCATAAATATATAAGACGCTTAAATTATTTATACATGAAAATTCAACTAGCGAATGGAGCTCCTAAGAAGAAAATAAAAAGAATTAAGTATATGTTTATCACGGAACACTCAGATGTTAAAAAGATAAGATGTCATCATCATATGGTACTTGAAGCAGTATTACCTATAGAAGTAGTTGAAAGAGAATGGAAATTTGGAAATAGAACCAAAATAAGTTTTCTATCTCCTGATGATATGGGATTAACTGGACTAGCTATATATCTATCAAAAGATCCTAAAGGTAAGAAAAGATGGTGTTGTAGTAAAAATCTAAAAAATCCTGAAATCACAAGAAACTTAACAAAATTCAGTAAAAAGAAAGTTAGAGAAATAGTTAATAATCAAAATCTAATTAAGTATGAAATGGAAAAAAATAATCCTGGATATATATTTGTAGATGCTCAAGTTTACATCAATGAATTTAATGGAATGCCTTACATATATGCTAGAATGCGGAAAATAAACTGATAAAGTTTAAAAAGTGAGGATAAAAATGAACATAAGGGTAGAAGAATTAGAGTTAGAAGCTAATCAAAGAATACTTGATGATATGAAGGAGCTACTAGATAAATATGCTCTTAAATATATGAATACAAGCGCATTTATGACAATCAATAAATGTGTAGATGAATTGGTTTACGTGGAACAATACACTAGGTTAAAGGAAGTTATATAAAAGAAAGTGGGGGAAAAATTTAATGAATAAATTAATGATATTTGAAAATAAGAGAGTTGAAGTGCTTGAGTTAAATGGTCAGATATTATTTAACCCATATCATTGTGGAGAATGTTTAGGACTTGCTGAAAGTTCAGTAAGAGATGCATTAAGAAAGATGAATAATAAACAAGTTATAAAATTAAGGAATTTAGATGTTGATAATACCGACATCCGAAAATTAAACAATGCAGGAGAAAATTTTTTAACTGAAAGTGGAGTATACAAACTGATATTTAAATCTAGAAAAGAAGAAGCTGAAAGATTTCAAGACTGGGTAACAGATGAAGTACTTCCAAGTATAAGACAAACAGGAATATATGAAGTAAAAGGATTATCAAAAGAACTACAAGCTATATTTGCAATAGATAAAAAACAACAACAAATGGAAGTAAAAGTAGACTATTTATATAATCACATGACTATAGACTATGAACAACAAGAGAACTTAAATCAATTGGCAAGGAGTAGAGCAGTAGATCTCCTTGGAGGTAAAACATCACAAGCATATAAAAGGGTAAGTAAAAAGTTGTTTTCAGAATTATGGAGAGATTATAAAAGATACTTTGGAGTAAATAGTTACAAGAATACAGCTAGAAAAGAATATGAGAACGCTAGAGAGTATTTAATCAAATGGAGTCCTTCAACCAATCTTAGAATAGAGATAGAAGCTATAAATGGACAATTTTCATTTGTTGAATAGGAGGATAAAAATGAACACATTTATAAGGTTTATGAGTATCTATATATTAACTTATTTAGCTGTGTCTTACATAATGTGCAAGTAGGAGATTGAATATGGAGGAAACTAGAGTGATATTTACATTATCATGTAAATGTTGTGATGATAAGCAAAATATATTAGTTGATAAAAATAAAGCAATAAAACTAGAAAAAATAAAAAATGAAATTATATGTGACAAGTGCATAGAAAAAGGGAGATTGAAATGATAATTCATAGATATATAACTCACGTGTTATCTCGCGAGTCAGATGAACCAATATTAAATGATTTTGAGGGTAATATAAATCCTCAGATAGATAAGTTTTTACAAAGCATTATAAAGAAAGTAAGCAAAGATGATTTATTAAGAAGAGCTAAATTTGATTATAAAAAAGAAAATACAGTTAGAGAATGTTGTGAATCTATAATACATAATGAAAATACATTTATAGAAAACTCAAAAGAAATAGCTGCATATTTATTTGACATAATGAAATTAGATTCAGATGCAGATTCATGTGATTTAGTTATATGCTTATATACAGTTAAAGATCAATATAGAGTAGCAATAATAAAGTTAGATTATAGAGCAGCATATAATCGTTCAATAGAATTTGAGGATGATAAGTTTAATATACAAATGAAGTTAAATGAAGAATTAATATCAGATACTAAGAAACCGAAGCAATGTGCATTAGTAGGTGTTAGTAGTTTAAATAGTGAGTATGATTTAGAAATATTAGATAAAGATTCTGAAAAAGAAAATATTAGCTCTAAGTTTATAAATGACTTCTTAGAAGCTTATAAGATAGATGATGATTCATATAAGACTAAAGTATTCATTGCATCAGTTAAAGCGTGTCTATCAAATGCGTGGATAAAGGATAGACATATAGTAAACTTGATAAAATGCGATAGAGCTATGGAAGTACTAGAACATATTGCGTTAAATAATTCAGTTATAGATGTAAAAGAAATAGCAGATGAAATATTCAATAGCCATGAAGATAAAGAGCTTAAATATAACTTTATAGAGCGTTTTAAAAAGAATGATATATCTAGATTCAATATAGATAAAAAAGTAGCTGAAAAAATGCTAAATAATAGGAATATCAAAACTAATACGGGCATTAAAATATCAGCTAAATTAGATGATATTAGAAATAACTTAAACTTCACTATAAAAGAAAATGATGAAGGAACGTATGACTTGATAGTAAAAAACGTTGAGTTTGTAGAGGTGAATTAAGTGTCATTAATAAAAGGCAAGGAAGAAATTATAAAAATAGCAGAAGAAATAGCAAAAGACATGGGAATAGAAAAACATGAAATACAACATTCAGATAGATGCTATGACATATATATACTAGCTGTTAGAGAGTATGACAGGAGACAAAAACTAGAAAGGTGAAATAATACATATGAAAAGATTAAAGAAACTAACTAGAAATCAAAAGGAATTTTTAGTTAGAAAATTAGGTGTTGAAAGTAAAAATTACCTGGTAGAACGAAACACTTCGGAATTTACTGTATTTTTTAATATAAAAACTAAAGAAAAAATAACCTATCATAAAGAATTTGACTCAATAGTTAAAGAAATATAAGGGGATGAGAGTATGGGTGGAATGGTAGTAATACCTAAAAAGAAACATAATAGAATCATTGAAGAAAAAGACGAAGAAATAAACAACTTAAAGAAAACTATAGAGCAGTTAGAAGCTAAAGTTAAAAAGTTAAATAGTGTTGAGCATAAATTAGAATCTAGTAAAGAACAAATAAGTAAGCTAACGCTAGAAAATTTCGATTTAAATGAGAACTTAGAAGAAAGCAAAAGAAAAATATTCATATTAACTAATCTATTGAAGTTTGACGCTGATAAGAATATAAAACGATATGAAAATATCAAAAGACGAACTAAGAAATCAAGAGTTAAAGATAAATGTGATAGAAAAATAGAAGATTATATGATGAGGAAAATAGTATATGAAAGGGTAGATACATGAAAGATTTAATGATATTAGCTGCAATTATAGTAATTTCAGTTGCAGTAGTTGGAGCATTAGATGCTCTAGCTATCGCAGTTAGAAAATATAAGAAGTAGGGCAGAGAAAATGAAACTTAGAGAAAATTATATAAGACAAGATTCAGTTGCAAAAGTTTGGGACTGGGGTCAATACAAGGATGAACTTAAGTATGAATACAAGAATGAACATGCTAATGAAGTTAAGACTTATAAAATGAGCAAGGAAGAGTTAGAACAGTACTTAAAAACAGGAGAGTTACCAAAACGTATTTTAAATGGAGAAATTATATGAATGATAGAGAAAAACTGGATAACTTAAAATGTGTATTAGATACTTTGATAATAACTTATAAAAGTGAAGTATCTATAAGTGAAAAATTGATAAATAAAGCTAAAGAAACTAAAGATGATGGTGAATATATTAAATCAGTAATAGAAAGTAAAATTTTTGAGGAAAAGTTAGAATTACTTGAGTATATAAGAGGATTTATATAATAAATAGGAGCAGATTATGAAAATAGAAAAAGATGATATAGATAAAAAAGTTGATGCTATAGTATATTTTGCTAACTATCAAGCGAGAGATTTAGAATCAGATATAGTTAGTTTAGTTAGAAATAATTTAGATAATCTAAATAATGTTAAATGGGAATTAGAAAAGAAAATAACCGAACTAGATTTTATTGATAGGTATACTAGAGAAGAAGAAGTATATGAATGGGTAGAAAGATACGATTTAGATGAAGAGTATTAGGAACTAAAAAGATATAAAACTCAGCTAATAATTAATATATTAGCTAAGTTAATGAAGCACGGATATTCACATATCTATCAGATGTCTAATTAAAGTATATGCAAATTAATAAAAATAATTCGTTATAAAAATATAAAGAGATAAAGAAGTGATAATAGTGTTGAGTAAAATGAAAAGAAGTGAAGAAACAGAACAAATAACATTAATACATTGGTGCAATGTCAATATATGCAAATATCCTGAATTAGAATTAATATATCATGTTCCAAATGGTGGGAAAAGAAACAAATCAGAAGCTATTAGATTAAAACGCGCTGGTGTTAAGAAAGGCGTTCCAGATTTATGCTTGCCAGTGCCAAAGAAAAATTATCATGGATTATATATAGAAATGAAATATGGAAATGGTAGAACTACTAAAGAGCAAAATGAATGGATAAGAAAGCTTAATGAACAAGGGTATAAAGCTGTAGTATGTAATGGATTTGAGGAAGCTAGATCAACAATAGAAGAATACATAAGATAGGTGGAGATTTTTATGAGTAATGAAGAAATAAAACAATTAGCCAAAGAAGTAGCTAGAGAGGCTTTAAGAGAGCTTATGTTTGAAGGTAAAGATAAAAGATTTCATAACACAAGATTATTAATGAGAAATTATAATACTTTAAAAGAACATTTAAATAATAGTGATAGTGTTGAGATAAAGTTTAATTTTGTAGATGAATGTGAAGTTAAAGTAGACTATATGTGGTTAGAAAGTATAGCTAGAAGTAAAACTAGAACGGCTAAGATGATAGAGTATATAGATGCAGCGTTGATTAATTTAAAAACAAAATTTATAGAAAAAGGTGAGTTTGAGAAATATAGATCATTTGAAATGTTCTTTATAGAAGGCAAGACAAGTGAAGATATACAAGAGGAATTTAATTGTGGTAAAAATACTCCAAAGAGATGGAATGATATAGTAACAAGAGAATTGTCTGTATTGCTTTGGGGGATTGATGCACTAGGGATTTAATAGGGAAAACATGGGGTTTAAATAGGGATTTGCAAATGTTAATATGTTAATATAGACATAGAATGAATTCCCTCTTCATTGTGTGTTTAACTCCGTAAAAGCGTATGCATCTCATACAAGTCGTAGGGTAATGCGACTATAAACTAAGTTTACGTCAATTCTTTAGGTGTATTTTTAAATAGTCTAAGATTAATTTCTTAGGCTATTTTTATGAAATGAGGGTTGTTAATATGGATATAAAATGTGATAAGTGTGAGCAAGAGTTTTTATTAGAACGTAAAGATATAAAGCATAGAGCTATAGATGAGCTAATGATAAATGTTAGTTACTTTGAGTGTAGTAACTGTAAACAAAAATATATAATAGAATGTGTAGATCAATATATACTCAAAGAACAAAGAAGATATTTAAGATTATCTAGACAGAATGGTAAAAATGAATCTACTATGAAAGCTTTAAAAAATATGAAGGTTCATAGCGATAGATTGAAGCTTAAAGTTATTGATTTATTATAGGTGATAATATGAATAAATTAGAACTTAAGAAATGGATAAAAGAGTTATTAACTCAAGGTAAGATAGATGATTTTTATAAATCTAAGTACTGGAGAAAAGTAAGGGAACAAGTTCTTAAAGAACAAAAGGAAGAATGTCAGGAATGTTTGAAATTAGGCAAGGTGACTAAAGCTAATACAGTACATCATGTACAGTTTGTAGATAGGCACCCAGAACTTGCTTTAAGCAAGTTTTATACATACAAAGGAAAACAATATAGAAATTTAATATGTGTTTGTCCTGATTGCCATAATAAGCTACATCCAGAGAAACATAAGCAAAAGAAAGAACTAATTAATGAAGAACGTTGGTAAATACCCCCCACTCCCCATATGCCCCTTTAAAATTGGGGGGTGTGCGAGCGGAAGGGGGTATTGGCATATACAGAGAACACAAAACCCACGAGGGGGTAGCAACTATTCAAGGTTGCATGGTGCAATTGATATATTCATGAGGGAAATGAGGTGGTGAATATGGTAAACGAAAGAAAACTTGCAGATTATGAAAAGGCACATATTGACTACGTTTCAGGCATGAAATACAAAGATATTGCAGCTAAATATGGAGTCAAAGAAAATACCGTTAAATCTTGGAAGAGAAGATATGGTTGGAATAGAAAAAATGCACTCAAAAAAGTGTGCGAAGATGCAAGTGTGCAAAATTCGGGAAATATTGAAGCTATAAGATCAGATATGATTTTACAACTTGAAAGAAATGGCACTAATACAAAAGATAATATAGATTGGGTAGAGAGATATATTAAACTTTGTAAAATTGCAAATGAATTAACGTTAGATATTGAACAGAGAGGAGTATCTGTACAATGGGAAAATGGAAAACAAATGGGCGTTAAAAAAAATGATAGTGTAAGTGAGTTACCTAAAATATTAAAAGTTATGTTAGATATAAAATCCAAATTAGGATTAGTACCTTTACCTAATTATAATGGCGGAGGGGATTATGAAGATTTATAGTCAATACATAAATCCTTATATGGAAAAAATATTAAATAATGAAATAGAACATTGTAAAGAACAGGAGTTAATGATTAAAAATATAGTTATTCCTATTCTTGAAAGAGAAGATGTTTATATTGATGAAGATAAAATTGAAAAAGGATTATCATTACAGAAGTACTTTCCGTATCAGTTGATTGAATGGGAAGTTTTTTTATTTGCACTTATAGTTGGAGTATTTTTTAAAAATGGAGATATAGTATTTAAAGATATCAGAATTATTGTAGGTAGAGGTAGTGGTAAAAATGGTTTTATATCTTTTTTATGCTTTTATTTCTTAAGTCCATACCATGGTATTAGAGGATACAATATAGACTTACTTGCAAATAGTGAAGAACAGGCAATGACAACTTTTAATGATGTATACGAAATAGTAAAAGAGCCATTTAATAATAAGTTAAAGAAAGCACTTGAAGCTAATTATTATGCTACTAAAGAAAAAATACTTGGAAAGAAAACAAAGTCAGTTCTTAGATTCAATACATCTTCAAAAAGAGGTAAAGACTCAAAGAGAACAGGATGTATAATTTATGATGAAAAACATGAGTATTTAGATGCTACAAATATGAATACATTAGCATCTGGTCTTGGTAAGGTATGGCATGGTAGAGAAATTACTATAACAACTAATGGACACGTTAGAGGTGGAGTGCTAGATCGAGAACTAGAACAAGCTAATGATATATTGAAAGAATACAATCCACTTAATAGGACCTTAGTGTTTTGGTGCAGAATCGAAGATGAAAAAGAATGGAAAGATCCAGAAAAGTGGATAAAAGCTATTCCTTCGCTTAATGATTTTCCGAGTTTAAAAAGTACTATAGAAAAAGAAGTTTTAGATATGCCATATAAAATGGATTATTTTCCAGAGTTTATGGCTAAAAGAATGAATTTTCCTATAGGAAATAAAGAAGTAGAAGTTGCTACATGGGATGATATATTAGCAACTAATCAAGAATTTATAGAATTAGAAGGTATGGACTGTGTAGGTGGAGTTGACTTTGCTAAATCAAATGACTTTGTAGCATGTTGTTTATTATTTAGAAAGTCTGAAAAGTATTATATGTTACACCATACATTTGTATGTGCAAAATCAAGAGATTTACCAGGTATAAAAGCACCTATAAAAGATTGGATTAATAAAGGTGATATAACATTAGTTGAAGATGTTGAAGTTAGTCCAAGTCATGTTGTAGATTGGTTTGCTGATATGGGGACCAAGTATAATATTTTAAAAATAGCTATAGATAATTTTAGATATTCAATTTTAAATAGGACTTTTAAGGAAATAGGATTTGATGCATTTGAATACAAGAATATAAAACTTATAAGGCCAAGTGACATAATGAAAATTGCACCAGTAATAAATTCAGTTTTCATAAATAGAAATTTTGTATGGGGAGATGTTCCTATTATGAGATGGTATACCAATAATACTAAAAAGATTGAATCAAATGGTAATATAACTTACGGTAAAATAGAACCTCATTATAGAAAGACTGACGGGTTTATGGCATTAGTAAATGCAATGATTTTAGCAAATGAATTGCCTGAAAACACAGAAGTTATGTTCTTGGAACCTATTATAATTTAATTTGAAAGGAGGTGATATAATTGTGAGTTTTAAAGATTGGATATTTAACTTTATGGAAAAGCCAAAGATAACTAAACCTAATGGAGAAGTAGTTGATACTATAACAGGAGAGATAAAATCAGAAATATTCTATAAAGAATTAGCTATATATACAGCTATAACACTTATTGCTAATGCTATATCAAAATGTGAAATCAAAACATACGAGAATAAAGAAGAAGTAAAGGATAAATATTATTATGCCTTAAATATCTCACCTAATTTAAATCAAAACTCGAGTCAGTTTTGGCATAAGGTTATAGAAAAAATGGTATATGATGGTGAGACAATAGCTATTGATTTAAATGATAAATTATACTGTGTAGATAGTTATTCAGTAAATAAATATCCGATACTTGGAAATAAATACAATGGAGTTACAATAGATAACTTACAGCTTAACAAAGTATTTACAAGTGAAGAGGTATTATTATTTAGACTAGATAATACTCACTTAAAAAGGCTAATTGATGGATTATACCAAGATTATGGGAAATTATTATCTATAGCCGTAGATAATTTCTCTAAATCTAATCGAAGTAAATACAAACTTAAAATGTCACAGATAAAAGCAAATGATGCTAAATTTAATGAGACATTTGAAAAGGTAATAAGAGCTCAGTTAAAAACATTTTTAGAAAATGATAATGCTGTATACCCAGAGTTTGAAGGATATGATCTAATAGATATATCTCCGAAATCAAACGTAAAAGATAGTTCAGATATTAGAGATTTAAGAAAAGAAATATTTGAAATAGTAGGACAAACCTTCAAGATTCCAACTAATATGATGCTAGGAAATATAACTAATATGCAGGAAATAGTAAAAGTATTTCTAACGTTTTGTATAGATCCTATTGCAGATATGATTGGGGAGGAATTAACTAGAAAAGTTTATGGTTTTGAAGGGTGGAAAAAAGGATGCTATATAAAAGTCGATACATCTACTATAAATCATATTGATGTTTTAGATGTAGCAGAAAAAGTAGATAAGTTAATTGCATCCGGGGTTAACTGTATAGATGAAGTTAGAGCAATTATAGATTATCCTGCATTAGATAGTGATTTTAGTAAAACTCATTTTATTACTAAAAATTATGACACTATAGAAAATAGATTAAAAGGAGAGGAGGGTGAATTAAGTGAATAAGAAGTATTATTCTTTAGTAAAAGAAAATAATGAAGCTAATATAAATATATATGGAGATATAACTTCTTGGGAATGGCATGAAAGTGATGTATCTAACTATACTCTTTCAAAAGAAATAGAGGCTTTAGATGTTGACACTATAAATGTTTATATAAATTCATATGGTGGAGAAGTTGCAGAAGGATTAGCGATATATAATAATCTAAAAAGACATAAAGCTAAGATAAAAACATATTGTGATGGATTTGCCTGTTCAGCAGCAAGTGTAATATTTATGGCAGGAGATGAAAGGGTAATGTCTACCGCAAGTTTACTTATGATACATAATGCTTGGACTTATACATCTGGAAATGCAAATGATTTAAGAAAACAAGCAGATGATTTAGATACAATAACTCAAGCATCTATAAATGCATATATACAAGAGGTTAATATTACAGAAGAAGAATTAAAACAAATGCTTGATAATGAGAGTTGGATAAGTCCTCAAGATGCACTTGAAAAAGGATTTGCAACATCAATAGTAAATGAAAAAAATAATGAAAAAGTAAGTCAAAGTGTTAAAAAGTCATTATGTAAATTAATATTAAATCAACAGTTGCTTCAAAAAGAAGATGATGAAGATGAAAATGAAAATAATGAAGAAGATAATGACAATAACAATAAAAAAGAAGATGATGATAACAATGAAGAACCAAAACAAAATTTAATGGGTTCTTTTTTTAATGCAATTTTAAAATAATAAAATTTGGAGGAAGTTAAACATGTTAAATTTCAATAATTTAAAACAAAAAGATGCTGCTATAGCATTACAAAAGGCTATGACAGAAGGAAAAGAAGAAGATATACAACAAGCGTGGGTAGGATTTCAACAATCAATAGTAGATACTGTAAAAGCTGATTTTGCAGAATATAGCATGACACAAGATAAAACTATACTATCTCAAAGAGGATATAGACAATTAACTAATGCAGAAGAAAAATACTATGAAAAGTTTATCGAAGCATCAAAGAGCCCTAATCCAAAACAAGCATTTATAGAATTATCTTCCTTACCAGAAGGTATAATGCCAGAAACTATAATAGAAGATGTATTTAAGGAATTAGTAGAGGAGCATCCATTACTTGATAAAATAAACTTTAATTATGCTAAATATATGACTAAATGGGTATTAAATGACCATACTTTAGATACTGCTGTATGGGGAGAATTAAACAGTGAAATAGCAAAACAAATAACATCTGCATTTAAAATAGTTGATATAACTCAAAATAAATTATCTGCATTTGCTGCTATACCTTTAGATATGTTAGATTTAGGACCTACATTCTTAGATGCATATATAAGAGCTGTTTTAAAAGATGCAATATTATGTGGACTTGAAAAAGCAATAGTTGATGGAACAGGTAAAAATCAACCAATAGGACTTACTAGAGATGTATCAGAAGATGTAAGTGTATCTGCTGGTGTATATCCACCAAAAACTCCTATTGCTGTAACATCATTTACTCCTGCCGAATATGGGAAGTTGTTAGCGAAAATGGCTAAGAATGAAAAAGGTAGAATGAGAAAGTTTGGTAAAGTATTATTAATATGCAATCAAGAAGATTATTTAACGAAAATAATGCCTGCTACGACTGTACAAAATACATCAGGGACATATATAAACAACTTATTCCCATTCCCTACAGATGTTACAATATCTAATGAATTAGAAACAGGTAAAGCTATAATATGCTTACCAGAAGAATATTTTATGTGTATAGGTGGAGCGAAAGAAGGAGTTATAACTTATTCTGATGAATACAAATTCTTAGAAGATATGAGATACTACAAAATAAAGACTTACGGTGCTGGTAAGGCTTATGATGATACAGTGTCTATATTATTAGATATAACAGGATTAAATCCAGCTTATATAACAGTTTCTACAGATACAGCAGCACAACTATCTACAGCATCATCAAGAAAGGTTAAGTAATGGAGAACAAGGATTATTTAACATTAGAAGTAAAAAGAAAAATTAATGTAACTTGGGACGATGAAGAAACTAATCAGGCTATAGATAGTATGGTTGAGGATGCAATAATAACGCTAAATGAAAAATTAGGAGCGAATATAGATTACTCTAAACCAGGTATGGAACGAAATTTATTCAAGAATTACTGTTTATATGCATGGAATGATTGTTTAGATGATTTTGATAAAAAATATATTAATGAAATATATCAAATAAGAGCCAAATATGAGGTTGAAAGTTATGTTGAAAAGAAATATAAATCAATATAATGATGGAGTATTAAAGTTCGGTAAGTATTCAGAAAAATATAATCAAGACGGCAAGTTATTAAATGAAAAAGAGTTTATTCAAGAGGGTAAGCTCTTTTTTTCATATAAAACCATTAGAGAGCAGGATAGGTTAAAGTTTGATGATACAGGGTATAAAATAGAACTGAAGATTAACACTCCATATATGAATAAAATAAAGAGTGATCATATAGTTTTAATTGATGATAATGTATATAGTATTAAATACATAGAACCTGATTTTACTAAAAAGAATTTATATATGTTTTTAAGTAATTATGAAGATGAAATGGATACATATATATCTATTTATAAAGCAAATAGAATTAGCCCTATAGCAAATCAAACTTTAAATATTTTTAAAAATGCTTGGTGTAAAGTAGAAAATATTTTAGATAAGTCGACTAGAGAAAAGACATCTAATGATATATCTAAAATTATTGTTCAGAAAAAGATAACTTTAAAATATATTAAAGAGTTGGATTCATCAATAAGTAAAGATATTTTATCAAAATATAAAATTGGCATTAATGGCGTTAAGTATAAGATAATTAGTTCATTAAATATAAATAATGAAAATAAATTAATTCAACTAGAAATTGAAAAGGAGTCTTAAAATGGGCTTGGAATTTGATTTTAGCAAAGTTAAAGCTAATCTAATGACTATTCAGAAGAATATTAGAAAAAATGTAATAGACAAAAGCCTTGATGCGGGAGCAGAAATAATTCTTGAAGAAGAAAGGAAAAATGTTCCTGTGCATACACCTAACAAAAAGAATCGTAGAGCTGGTGGAAGATTAAAAGCTAGTTTAGATATTGGTAAAAAACAAGGAACTGATTTAAAGAGAAAAGTTCATGTAGGGATTCAAAATGCTCAAGAAAGAGAAGTAGTATATGGATATTATCAAGAACATGGTTACTCTAGAGGAGGTAAAGCCGTTGCAGGTAGGAAATGGATGAAAAAATCATTCAATAATTCTATAAAAAAAGCTAATGAAGCTATAAATAAAACTGTAATGAAAGAAATAACATCAGGAATAAAAAAGTAGGTGGAATAAATGCATCAAATATTAGTCGATTTGCTTGAACAATTCGGAATAGATATTGGATGGGAAGAGTTAGATAACACAGAGTCTTTAGATGAATATATAGTATTTAGCATATACGATGATAAAGATTCTAATATAACAACAGAAGGCAATTTAACTGAAACATATTATATAACAGTTAATTACTGGTATAAGAATTTAGATAATATAAATAAATATAGAAAAATTAAATCATTATTAAAAGAAAATGGATTTATCTATGATGGCGGTAATGATTTAAAAGGAGAAGGAGTTCGTGGTAAAAGCATGGACTTTATATATGTAATGGATACAACAGATATAAAAGAGTAGTTTTGTATATGAAACTACTCTTTTTGTGTTAAAAATATAAAAATATATAAGAAAGAAGGTAGCAATATGAAAAAAACAAAAGCGTGCGTAGGATTAAGTAATATACATTTTGCACCGTTTAACGGTTCTACATTTGATTCTCCAGTTCATATATTTCATGCGAAAAAAATAGAGAATAAATTCAAGTATGAGAATATACAAGAATGGGCTGATAATATAGCGGTTATAAATGAATTCTTATACGGTGGTGGAGAAGGATCTCTTACTGTATTAGGATTAAGTAAGGAAGAAAGAGTATTATTATTTGGAAATAAAGCCGTTAAAGGTGGGATAGCTGTATCTGATACAGACGAAGCACCTATAGGAGCGTTTTTATTCGAGAGAAGAATAACAGGCGGTGCTAGAAGACTATATGTTGTATATGCATGTAAGTGTTCTCCAACAGATATATCAGGTGAAACAATAGAAGAAGGAAAAGGTAACTATGAAACAAATGATATAGAATACTCTATAAGTTCATGTGAACATGAAGGCGTAAATCTAGTGTATTTCTACATAGATACGGATGATTCAACAGTAGATCAGCAACAAGTTACAAACTGGTTTAAAGAAGTACAGTTTCCTCAAGAAATTACAGACACAGAATCACTTAAAGCTACAGAAACTAATATAGATGATGGAACAGGAAGAATTAAAGTTACAAAATCTAAAAAGCAACCAGAGAAGAATATAGAAAAAGATATAGAAACTACAAAATTAGATTCTAAGGAAGTTTCAGAGGCAAAGTAATATAAAATATCAAAGGAAAATAAAAAGACTGTATGAATAGCTTTAAATTCATGCAGTCTTTTTATTTTAACTAATAGTATGCATTGCTAATAAAAAGTAGGTGATAAAAATGTATACATCGACTTTAAATTTAGATGGACATGAATTTAAAGGAACAATGGATATATATTCATTGAAGAAGATACAAGAGGACCTTTTAAATGAAGGTGAACAAACAAGTATTACTAATATATTTATAAAAATTTCTGAGTTCAATATGCTTTATATTTCTTCATTTGTACTTAATACATTAGCAAGAATAGATAAATCACAATCTAATAAATTCTTAGAAATTTACTTAAAAGATACAGATGATTTAGAAGCATTAAATAGATTTAATTCTATTTTTACATATATAAATGACGTAATGACTAAATGTCTTCCAAAAACTAAAGAGAGTAAAGAAGAATCAATATTTGAAGATGATTATTTATTATATGAAGATAAGGATTGGGAGTTAGATTATATGGAATATATTTGGAATAGTATAATCGGTAGAAATGATAACTTTTGGAATATAACTCCTAAAAATTATTTTGAACAACTTAATATATATAAGAAATTTAACAATATAAAAGATGAAGAAGTTGAAGTATTTTAAGGTGGTGGTTAAATGTCTAATAAAAAAGAAGAAGTAGGAGAATTAGCCATATCCCTTAGTTTTGAGTCTCAGAGTGCAGATAAACAAATTTCATCATTAAATAAACTTATAAATAGAACTGAAAAAGAGTTTAAATCTGCAGCTAAAGGCGTTAAAAACTTTGAAGATACATATCAAGGCTTAGATTCAAAAATACAAAAATTAACTAAACAACTTGATGCAAATAATAAAAAATTAGAAATACAAGAAAAAGAGCATAAATCAGTTGCTAAAGCCCTTGAAGTAAGTAAAAAGAAATTAGAAGAAATGGACGGAAGCGTTGATAAAAACTCTAAGGAATGGAAAGAACAAGCTGATTTAGTTCAAAAAAATGCTGATAAATTAGCGAAACTATCAAGTGATATAACAATAACTAAAGGAAATATATCAAAATTAACAACGGAGCTTAATGACTCTAAAACTAAGTTTGAACAATTAGGAAATAAAACTGAAACACTAGATGAAAAACTAGAGAATATATCAAGAGAAGCAGAATTAACACAATCAGAATTTAATAAATTAGGAACAGAGTTAAATCAAAATGGTACATATTTTCAAAAGCTAGGAAATGAAATAAATAAACTTTCATCTGAAATAAAGTCAGGTGTCAGTAAAATAGAAGCATATGAAAATGAAATTGATAAATTATCAAGTACTTTAAATAAACAAAAAGATGAATATTCTCAATTAGAATCTAAAATACAAACATACTCTCAACATCTTGATAGAGCATCAAATATGTATGGAGAAAATAGTTCACAAGTTAATGAATATAGGCAGAAACTATTACAATTAAAAGATTCATTTAATACTCTTGAAAATGAAATAAATCAAAATGAAAATGAATTAAAAGAATATAAAACTGCTCTTAATAATACTCAAGCAGAGGTAAAAGAACTATCTAATGAACTTTTAAAAATGCCCTTTGATAAAATTAGTAGTAGTTTAAATGGTGTTGGTAATGATTTAAAATCAATTGGTCAATCTATGACAACAGGAGTAACAGCACCGATTACATTAGCAGGTGCTGCAGCAACTAAAGCTGGAACTGATTTTACAAGTGCAATGAGTAAACTTCAAGCAACATCTGGTATTGCAGATAAAACTGCTACATCCTATGTAAATCTTGAGAAAAAGGCTTTAGAAATGGGAAGCTCAACATCGTTTAGTGCTAGTGAAGCAGCAGATGGATTGACATATCTTGCATTAGCTAGTTGGGATGTAGAAACACAAATTGAAAGAATAGAACCCGTTCTTAGAGCTGCAGAAGCAGGTGGAATGGATTTAGCAAGATGTTCTGATTTAGTAACTGATAGTATGAGTAGTGCTTCGATTGCATCAGAAGACTTTGCTACTTATTTAGACATAGTCGCACAAGCTCAAAGAAAATCAAATACATCTATGGAACAAATGCTTGAAGCTTATACAATTGCAGGTGGAATGTTTAGTTCATTAAATATTCCTTTAGAAGAATCAGGTGCTTTATTAGGGATACTTGCAAATAGAGGCACTAAAGGTTCAGAAGCTGGAAATGCTCTTATATCTGTATTTTCAAATTTAATTACAGAAACTGGTCAAGCAGGAACAGCACTTGAGGCAATGGGTATTTCTTTATACGACTCAACTGGAAAACAAAGAAATATGGTTGAAGTATTAAAAGAAATGGCTAAAAAATTAGGTGTAACGGCTGATGGAACTTCTAATTTAACTGAACAACAGAAGCAGCAATATGCTGCAATGGTTGGTGGCAAAACGCAGTTTGATACATTAATGAAACTTCTGTCTGGTGTATCAAATGAATACGACGAGTTACATAGTCAATTAATTAATAGTAACGGTGCTTTAGAAGAAATGGCAACTATTATGAAAGATAACCTTGGCGGTAAAATAGATAATATGAAATCTGCTATAGAGGGAGCATTAATTGAAGCATTTAAAGCTCTTGAGCCTACTTTAGAAAAAATAGTAGGATGGATAACAGAAACTGCAAACTGGTTTAGTAATTTAGATGAAGAAGCGCAAAAAAATATAGTAACCATAGCTGGAGTGGCCGCTGCTACTGGTCCTTTACTTGCCGTACTAGGACAAATTTTAATTGTAGGTGGGAATGCAGTAAACTTATTTGGAGCCTTAAAGACAGCTGGTTCCGGGAATATAAAAATGTTTGGATTATTAAAAAATGCAATTGGATTAGTTTCTGGACCAGCAGGTTTTGTTGCTTTAATTGGAATGTTAGTGGCTCTTATGGCTAAGTTAGGTGATAATGAAAATAAATTATCTGACTTACAAGAAAAATGGGGAACATTTGGGAAGGTTATCGGACAAATTTGTGAGCATATGACTGGTACTGTACAATTATCTGTTGGTAATATAGGTATTTTACTATCTACACTAGGGAAAACTATATTAGCAATTTTAAAAGGTGACTTTAAATCTATTGATGATATTTGGGCAGAAGGCTGGGCAAAAGTAGAAAATAATACGGCAATAGCAATGTCTAACATCAACTATGAAAGTTCAAATGGGATTGCATTAATGCGAGAAATGACAGAAATTGAATTAAACAATTTAACGGGTACATTTGATGTAGCATTAAAAGAATTACCAAAACTTACAGCTGATAATGCTAGCGAAATGGCAGATACATTTGTAACTAGAATGCAAGGTTTAGATGCAGATACATTAACTATCCTTCGAGGCACTTCAGACACTATGGCGGTATTATTTGAAGGTATATATGAAAATATGAGTAAAGAAGATGCTCATAATAAATTTACTGCTAATCTTGAAAGTATGGCCAAAAGTGGAGAGTTTACATCAGATAAAATAAGTCAAGACATTTCAGATGCAATGAATCTAATAGATAAAAATGTAATGGATGGATCTGAAAGAGTAAAACAATCTGCTCAAAATATGTTTGATAACTTAACTACTATATCTCAATTTGGTATGGATGCTACAGTTGAAAATGTAGTAAGTTCTGTAAATAATATGAGTGACGAAACTATAGCTCAATTAGCATCAATGGGTGGTCATTGGGAGACATTATTCGGAGGAATAGCATTAACAGGAAAAGATGCTATAGGAGATATGGAAGGTCATATAAAAGGCAGACTTCAAGAATTATCTCAAACAAGTCCTCAATTTGTTGCAGAAATGGAAGCTCAAATGTCGGCTTATTTTGAACAAGCTAATACAAATGGTTCTACTAGTATAGATGAGTTAAGCAATAATGTTGAAGCTGATTCTAAACAAATTGAACAAAGTATGGACATTCATACTAAAGATGGTACTAATGCTCTTAATACTAATTTAGATAAAGGGGCTAAAGATGTATCTAAATCTTTAAATGCTATAAAAAATACTACTAATACAGATATGGGTTCAGCTAACAATGCTATGCAACAAAATGCAACAACAATGTACAAAGGTGTAAGTACTTCATTCTATAAAATGGAGCAAAAAGCAAAACAAAGCTCAACAGATATGATGAAGGGCGTTAATACATCTACGCATAAAATGGCAAATGAATCTAGACAAGATGCAAGTCATATGCATAATGGGGTAAGAGATAGTGCTAGTGCAATGTCTTTAAAAGTACGTCAGAGTGCATCAGAAATGTATAAAGGAGTTACGACTAGTACTCGTAAAATGGCTGATGCAGCAATTTCAGATTGGAATAGAGTTAGAAAAGCTTACTCTAAACCGATTACAGGAACTGTTACTAAGACAACAGTTAATAAAAGTATTTCTGCACAGTCTAAAGTTAGAAGTATTCCTACTAATAATGATATACCTACAATAGCTAGCTTAGAGCCAACATACCAATTAAGAACACCAGATATTAGTGATTTTGCTATATCAAGTAGATATTATAATTCAAGTTATTCTGAGAGAGTATCTATAACTAAAGCTAAACATAATGATTCAAATAAAGATAATATTTCTAAAACAAATGAATTATTAAATCAACTTATCTCACTAATGAAAAATAATAATCTTAATAATGAGGATATTATAATTCAGGTAAATCTTGAAGGAGAAAAAATAGTGGATTATGTTAGCAAAAAAATGGCTAGAAATGTTAGAAAAAGGATGTAATTAAATGTTAGTAAACAATAAAAATATAGATATATTTAAATGCAGATGTATAAAATTCACACCAAATTCTTCTACATATAAAAATAATTCTATAGTATATACATGCAATAATATAAATCCTTTTAAAGGGATGAATGTTGAAGAATTAAGAACAGTAGAAACTATATTTATTTTTTATGGGAGTAAAGAAAATATACAGAAGAATATTAGTAGATTTATAGAAGAAATAAAATACTCTATAGTTAATATAGGTAGTTTTTATTATGAAATAAATATAAAAACTACATCCGAACCTACTGTATTAACTAATAACTCGTGTAAATTAAACTTAACTTTTGATTTATTTAATATGTATGAATCAGAAAAAAGTATAACTATAAATACAAGTAAAACAATTACTATAAATAGTCCTAAACCTTGTTATGCTAATTTAGAAATATTAGCTAATACAAATGTAACAGAAGCAGTTATTTCTATAAACGATACAGATATTACTGTAAATAATATAAAAGGTAATGAAACGATATCTATTGGCTCTGGTAAAGTATTAGCAGGAGGTAAATCAAAAATAGAAGATGTTGATATATGGGAATTTCCTATATTAAGACCAGGATCTAATACAATTAAAGTAAATAGAGAAGATGTAAATGTAACTGTTAAATACAATGAAAGATGGTAGCAAATATTGTATAATTAATTTAATAAATAGAAGGGAGGTTAAATATGTATTTAGATACTAATGAATGTTTTAAAAATACTGGAAAAATAAATAGTACTAGATTTGGAGATTTCTATGTAATGGCATCTAAGGGAGATATACAGGAAAAAAAACACTATTTAGATGAACTGCAGTATATTGTAAATAGATGTAGAGATATCCTAAATAACAATGGTTCAATTGAAATATTCAAAGAGTATACAAACGCTCCAGAAGAAACTGTTAAAATCATAGATAATATAAATGATTTTGATGAACTTGTAGAACATATGAATAATATTCATTCCATAAAAATTAAATAAATAATTAGAAGATCCTAAGGTTAGGGTCTTTTTTTATACTTAAATTTGAAAGGATAATAACTATGTTAAAGATAAATACAACTATAAATTTAAATGGAACAAGCGAAATTAATGGACAAGTAGTAGCATATATGAGTGCGAGCATAAGCACAGATGGTCAAAGTGCAAATATAAACAAAAGTATAGCTAATCAAGACTTATACAATGCAAATAAAGCATCAATTAGAGCTGATTTTGCAAAGTTTGAAGATGAAGTATATAAGGTTGAGGATTCAATAAATAGTGAAATATCAGTCATCTTAGATGGTAAATTAACAACAAAATCAATAAAAAAGGATGGTAAATAATTATGAAATTAACAAATAGAAAAATAGTAAATGATGCAAATTTATTAGGGAATTTAACACATAAGCAATTACCTATCAAAGTTTCTTATGCTATAGCAAAGAATATCTCTAAGATAGAAAAAGAATTAGAAATATATAATAAAGAAAGACAAAAATTAATAGATAAATATTGTCTAAAAGATGAAGAAGGTAATTTAATTGATGAAAACAATCAATTTAAAATAGCTGATGGAAACTTAGAAGCTTGGAATAAAGATATGAATGAGTTATTAGACATAGAAATTGATATAAATATACATAAGTTTAGTAAAGATGATTTATTTAATAGTAACTGTAATATAACTCCTGCAGAACTTATGCTAATAGACTATATGATAGAAGAATAATGAAAAAGGAGTAAGAGCATGTTGAAATTATATAACAAAGAGCATGTTGCAATAGATACTCTTACAGATACTAAAGATTTAAAAATAGAATATGTACTTAGTGGAGAGGACTTACTTGAGTTCTCTCTTTCTATTTCTGATGAAAAAATAAACTTACTTGAAGAAGAAGGATATATAAGAACTAAAGATAATGAGTATGTTATTAAAGCAATAGATCCTAGTGATAATTTTAAAAGATTTAGTTGTAATATAAATGTTGAGGCTTTAGTTGGAAAAGCTATAGCTAGTTTTGATACAAGTAATAATAATGTAAATGACACTATAAGATTAGCTATAGCTGGAACAGGTTGGATATTAGCAGATAATAATATAACTAAAAGAAGAACAGTAAGACTTACTAATACAAATGCTTTAGAAGTACTAAGAGAAGTTAGAAAAGTATTTAGAGTCGATATTAGGTATGATGCAATAAATAAAATTATATATGTATATGAACAGTTTGGAGAAGATAGAGGAGTTTATTTTAGTGATGAATTAAACCTAAAATCTTTTAGCATACCTTCTGATACATATGATTATGCAACTAGATTATATCCTAAAGGGAAAGATGGACTTACCATAGCAAGTATAAATAATGGCAAAGAGTATATTGAAAACTTCCAGTACTCAAACAAAGTTTTAGAACTTATTTGGGAAGATAATAGATATACAGATGTAAATAGTCTTAAGGAAGATGCCGAGGTTAAATTAGATGAATTATCAAAGCCTAAAAGGACCTATCAAGCAAGTATATCGGATTTAGCTAAGCAAAGTGAAGAATATAATTTTTTAGACTTCTTTTTAGGTGATACTATAACTCTTTTATCTAAACAAGAAAAATTTAGAGATAAACAAAGAATAGTTAAGTATATTCAGTATCCTGATGATCCTTCGCAAAATAGTTGTGAGTTAGGAAACACTACATTAACTTTTGAAGAATTACAAAAAGAAAATGAAGCTAAGAACAATACGATAGATGCAATCACTAGTGATAATGGAACTATAGATGGTTCAAAAGTAGAAAATTTACCAGCCGAGAATATTACTAACTTGGATGTAGAAGTAGCTAAAATAGTTAATTTAGAAGCAATAAGTATAAAAGTAAATAACTTAGAAGCAGCTAATGTTACTATTACTGGTAAATTAAATGCTATAGAAGGGGAGTTTGGTACATTAAAAGCAAATGTAGCTACAATAGATAAGATTACAGTAACTCATACAGCACAAATAAATAATTTAGAAGCAAAGAAGGCTAGTATAGTTCAATTAGAAGCAGTTTTTGCAACTATAGGAACAGTAGAGGCAGAAGTTGCTAAGATACAAACACTTGTAAATGGGAATTTGACATCTGAAAATATTCACTCTTTACACTTAACAAGTGCTTCTGTAACAGTTGAAAATGGATTTATTAAAAATGCAATGATAGAGAATTTAGATGTATCTAAAGTTAATGCTGGAGATATATCAACTAATAAATTTAGAATCAAGTCAGATGATGGTGGAATAGAAATTGTAGGAGCAACTCAACAGTTCAAGGATAAGAATAATAAAGTAAGAGTTCAAATAGGAAGAGATAAAAATAATAATTTTACTTTTTCTTTATTCGATGAAACAGGCGTAGGAGTATTAATAGATCATACAGGAATTAAAAAAGGAGCTATAGCTAATGATTTAATTGTTAGTGATATGATAGCGAGTGATTCAGTAGGAGAAAAACAAATTAATTATAGTTCTTTTGTTACAGGGTTTAATAAAGATACTAACACTAATACTATTAAGTCTACTAAGATAATGCTTAATAATCAGAATCAAACTTTAGATATTGCATTTAATAGCATTAAAACTCAGGTTGATACAACTAAAGCATTAACAGAATCGCATTCTACTACTATAGGCATTATGCAAGGTCAAATAAGTACTGCTATTAACAATACTCAAATAGTAAAAGATGGTCAAACTATATTACTTAAAGATGATTATAACCGCACTGTACAAACGGTAAATAGTATAAATAGTACGTTGGGTAGCCATACAACACAAATTAATGAAGCAACAGGGAAAATAAAAGGTGTTGAAACTAGAGTTAATACAGTAGAAAGAGATTTATCTAGTATAACAGCTAGAGTTAGTTCAACTGAATCTACAACAACTACTTTAACTTCTAAAGTTAATGCAGTGGAAGGAACTGCGAACACTGCTAAGACAACAGCTAATACAGCTAATAGTAATGCTACAAATGCTATGAACAAAGCAAATGATGCCAATTCAAAAATAGACAATCTTGAAATAGGTAGTTCAAATCTTATATTAGGTACTAAAGATTTTACTATAGACAATTCAAGAGTGAAGGGTTGGCTTAATCAAGGCGGATTTACTATAACACAAGAAGGTGGTTATAAAATAGCAACACATAGTGCTAGTGGCTTAACTCGTAATACTATAAAAGGATTATTTTCTTCATATATACCTTGTAAAAAAGGTGATACTTTTACAGTATCAGTATACATTAAAGTCGAGAGTGTTAATAATTGGGATGTTAAAGTACCTTTTATAGTTGAAGGCTATGATGCTAAAAAAGCAAGAATTGAGTATGTGGATGTATCTGTAATTAATAACAATTCTAATAAACCAACACTTGTAAATAATGAGTGGGTTAGATTTGTATATACTTACACAATCACGAATGTAAATACTACTTCATTTGGAATAAGATTAAGTTTATTTAGAAATGGAAAAATATCTTTTAAAAAGGCTCAAATAGAAAGAGGTAACAAAGTTAGTGATTGGTCAATATCATCTGATGATTTACAAAATCAAATAGATACTCATACTACTCAAATAACTACTACAAATAATAAAGTTTCGTCTATAGAAACTAACTTATCTAGTATAACAAGTAGAGTATCTAATGTAGAGAATACAACAGCTACTATAAATGGAAATGTAACTAATTTACAAACTAGAATGAATACTGCAGAGCAAAAAATAACAGTAACTGCCATAACAAACACTATTACAGAGCAAATTAATAATGGTCATATATTAGTAAATACGTCATCTACAAAACTGGATAAGTATGGATTTCATTTTATTAAAAATAATCAAAAACTATCTTCTCTTAAAAATGGTGGTCTTTATGGTTATAATTCAAATAATGGAAAATTTTTAGGTTCTATGCAGCCTATTTTACCTACAAGTAACACATATTCTAGTTTTGGATTTTTAGCAAGCGGAAACTGTGATATGTTTCAAATTGCATATGCTCCTTCATGGGTAAATGATACAGAAAATATAGCTGGAGCAGGATTAACAAGTGTATTTAATATAAATTTTGTAGATAAATCAAGTGCAGGAATTACAAAAGGGGCATATTTGTATACCAATTTAAATCTAACTGGATATTTAGCTATGAATGGTAACAATATAATAGGTGCAAATGCAATAGGTGCATCTGAATTCCAATGTAATAAATTTTACTCTACAAATGGTGGTAAACCAATTTTGATGGAATACTTAGGAAGCGAATTAAAGATATATCCAACAGTTATAACGGGTAAAATGTATCCTAGTTATAATAATGGTTTAGATTTAGGACAATCTACTCATAGATACAGAACTGTATACTCAGTAAATTCTTTAAATACTTCTGATAGATCATATAAAGATAATATAGAGTATGTAAATTCAAATATTGGAATATCAAAGTTAAATGAAGATATAACTCTTTTAGATATGCACGAATTTATTAAAAATGATTTACATCTAGCTAAATATAATTATATTGATCAAAAGCATAAAGAATTTGGATTTATAGCAGACGATATAGTATGTACAAAAGTTGGAAGTAAGTTAATCATAGGTAAAAAAGGCGAGTATTCATATAGTGTAGGTAGTTATATAAGTGTAATAGTTGGTGCTTTAAAAACTGAAATTAATATTAGAGATAATCAAATAAAAATATTAGAAGAAAGAATCTCAAAACTTGAAAATTTAGTAAAAATATAATTATGAAAGAGCTGTATTAAAAATAAATTAATACAGCTTTTTTAGTACAAAATTATAAAAAGATTGGAGATAAATATATGAATAATTTAGAGCAAATACAAAATGAAAATATAGATGTATTAACTGTAGATAGTAGAGAAGTAGCTGAAATGATGAATGTTGACCATAGTGACTTATTAAAAAAGATAGATAAAACTAATGCTATAAAACAAATGAAATTATTTTAATCACTCTTTTTATTTTTTAGAGTGATTTTTTTATATTCAAATTTTAAGGAGGTTAGTTATGATTAAAAAAATTAATTACTATAGTGAAGATGAGAGAAATAGTATTTTAGAAGAAAATAAAGATATGTATTTAATAGAACATGCTGAATTATATAATGAAAAATATTTAATTTTTTCAGATTCGCCTCCTATTGAAGTATTACAAAAAGAACAAGGTGAAAAAATATCCATTTTACAAGCTGAAAATTCGGCTCTATTAGAAAGTCAGAAAGTCCAAAATAGAACTATAGTTGAAAATGATATGCGTATGATGGATTTAGAATGGGCATTAGAGGACTTAATAACAAGTATAAATCCAACAGCCAAAATAAATTTAATGGAGGTATTTAGTATGTTCGGAAGAAGTGCAACTTACTTTAATCAATTAAAGCAAATAATAGAAATGGAAAATTATGATAGTAAAGAAGATATGGAGAGAATATTAAATAAATATGCAACAGGATCTAGACCAAGAATAACTCAAGAAGAGTATGATCAGTTATTCGATTTATTATATCCGCCAGTATATGATATACCAACTACAATTCCAGAAGTATAGATTATAGGACCAGGAGAGGTTCTTTTTTTATTGCAGGAAAGAAACATTTTAGAAGCTAAAAATAAGAGATTAGAGGATGGGCTACAGGCAGTTTTAAGAGCAGATATTCAGTCTCTTGCATATGCCCTATACCCAGAAGACTTTACAGATATAAATAATATAACATTGGAACTTTAAGAGTTCTTTTTTTATACAAAATTAGGTTTACTTTTTGTATATTATTTGATTTTTTAATTATGAGATAAGAGGAGGATTATATGAATATTTATAATGAAAAAATTAACTATATCATATCTTTATTAGGAACAGTGTTTGTGTGGCTGTTTGGAGCATGGGATATACCTTTAATGACATTAGTTACCGTAATGTTTATTGATTATATTACTGGAATAACTAGAGCATATTTTTATAAACAATTAAGCAGTGAATATGGATTTAGAGGTATTTATAAAAAAGTAACTATATTTTACATAATGATATTAGCTGTACTAATAGATCGATTAATTGGACATGGCTTTATATTTAGAAGCTTAGTTTGTTTTTGGTACACAGCTAATGAAGGCGCTAGTATTTTAGAGAATGCAGCATCTATAGGTCTCCCTATTCCACAGCAATTAGTTGATGCATTAGTTCAACTTAAGCAAGGAAATAAAAAATATAATAATAAAAGCGAGGTAAATTAATATGAGTTTAATAAAACAAGATTTAGTAAAAAGTAGCAAGTATAATATAAAATGTCCATATAGTATGAATCCAATTGGAATATCTATACATAATACATATAACAATGCTAGTGCTAAAAATGAGATTTCTTATATGAAATCTAATAATAATAAAGTAAGTTTTCATATAGCAGTTGATGATGTAGAAGCTATACAAGGATTACCACTTGATAGAAACTCTTGGAGTTGTGGAGATGGAAGTGGTCAAGGTAATAGAAATCATATATCTATAGAAATTTGTTATTCTAAAGATGGCGGAACTAAGTTTATTGCTGCTGAAAAAAGAGCAGCTAAAGTAGTCGCTGAACTTCTTAGAAAATATGGTTGGGGAATTAATAGAGTTAAGGCTCACAGAGATTTTGCTAATAAGAACTGTCCTCATAGAACTAATATGAATGAATTTAAGAAGCTAATCGAAAAAGAATTAAAAGGAGCACCTACATCTAATTCTTCAATTAAATATAAAAATGGAGATTATAATAGAAAAGCTAGAACAACAGCAAATTTAAATATAAGAAATGAAAGAAGTACATCTAGTAAAATAATTAAAACAATACCAAAAGGTACTGTATTAGAAGTCAACTACTGCTTAAATAATTGGTTCTCTACGTATGATTATAAGTATAATAATAAACCATGTTATGTATCTGCAGACTATATAGAGCTTATATAGTTAGGCTATTAAATTTTATGATATTGAAGAAATATGAGATTATTCGGAAAAAAATGTAAAAAAATGTCTAAAGATGGTTTACAATACAATAAAAAACTCCTTTTTGATTTTTAAAATCGAAAAGGAGTTTTTTATGAGATATATTTATTTGTTAGTAGAAGAATTTAAAAAGGGAGATAAAAATAAATTCTTAGATATACTACTTAAATTTGATCCATTACTTAATAAGTTACAAAGAAATAGCTGTTATGAGGATATGAAAAATGAGCTAACATTATTTTTATTTATTTTATTAGATAAGATTCCTATAGAATTAGTTAATTTAAAAAGTGATAGATATATAATTTCATATATAGCTAAGTCTATTAAGTATCAATATATACATATAAATAAAATTCATCAAAATAAAAATAATAATACTTTATATTTAAATGAAGATGTATTTAATATTGGATATACAGAAGATTTAAGTAACATCATTCTTAATGATATTATTAAAAGCTTAACTATTAAAGAACAAAATGTAATCAAGAATATATATTTAAATAATAAATCTGAATCAGAAGTAGGACGAAAGCTTGGCGTATCAAGACAGGCTATTCATAAAACCCATGTAAGAGCTTTAAATAAAATAAAAAAAATATATCTTAAATAATTTAAAAATTATTTTACTCAAAGGTTTACATTTTGCATAAAAAATCATTTGTATTTAATGTGAGTCGTAAATAATATTGGCTTATAAATAAAATTTTCAAAGGAGAAATTAATTTATGAAAGAAAAAGAATTAATATTAGAAAAGACTGATATCGAGGCTCGTGTATCTTATACAAGAGTACTAAAATTAACAAGTCCACAAATGTATGGTGAGGATGTCAAAGCTGTTCAAAGAAGATTAAACGAATTAAAGTATAGTGCAGGAACAGTAGATGGATACTATGGTCCAACAGGAGTCGCTGCAGTTAAAGATTTCCAAGGAGTTAATGGTTTAGCAGTAGATGGATCAGTTGGTCCTGCTACTTGGAATAAATTATTTAGCTCAACTGCTAAACCTAAACCTTCTAGTTCAGGAGCTGGATATACAAGAGTACTAAAATTAACAAGTCCACAAATGTATGGTGAAGACGTTAAATCTGTTCAAAAGAAACTTATATCTCTTTGGTATAGTTTAGACTCTGCAGATGGATATTTTGGTCCTGCTACACAAAGAGAAGTAAAAAAATTCCAACAAGCATCTGGATTAACTGTAGATGGAATGGTAGGACCTGCTACTTGGAAAAAACTTATAGAAGGATCAAATTTAAAAAATATTACAGATAAATTATTATCTCTTTTTGTAAAATATGAACATAAATATAAAGAACAATATAGTAAACTTTCTACTCCGGCTCAATTATATGTATTTTATAATTTAGTTAGAAATAATGGAGAATTAGATTTAAAAAATCAAGGATGGAGTAGTAAAACAAATTATATATTTGATAATAAAGTTGTAAGAGGAGATTCTCCAGGCAACATACTTTATGGATATGTTGGTAAATGTTTTAAATATACAGATGAATTACTACAAAGGGCTGCTGGATATGCTCAAGCACAAGCCGGTACAAATAAGCCTGAGTGGGGTAAATGGAATGGATCTTATCCTTATGGAGATGACCCTAAAGATCAAGAAAGTATTAAAATAGGAATGAATTTCTATAGAAGAGTTCATTCTTAGATAAAAAGCAAGGTTATTAATTAACCTTGCTTTTTATATTCAATATTAATATTTTTATATAAAGTTTTATTTATTATAATGTCAGAATCACCATCTTCTTTATATTCAATTAATAAAGTATTATAACTTTTCCATTTTACATTTATAAAATCTGATCTATTCTGTAAGTATACGATATTAGACTCATATGCATTTTTTTTATTATTTTTAACAATCGCAACTCTAATGTTATTAGGTACTGTTGCACTGCCACTATCTAAATAAACAATTGCCTTATTCTTACCATCAGGTGATTTTATTTCTTTAATAATACTTATACTATCCCTATCTAAAATATTTAAACCTCTAAATTTTGAAATATATACTATATTTCCTATAATAAAAATAATTACTAATAAACTAATTGTAAGTACATGTTTTTTTTTCATAATAACCTCCATTTATTTACAATTATATAATACATATACATATTAATCAAATAAACTATAATTAGATTATTACCTCCTGATAAAAGTAGGTATTTTTGTTGATAATTTATATTTTTTTGTTAGTAAATCATATATTTTTGTTGATAAACTTGTTGATAATGTTGAAAACTGGTAATGTCAGTTCTTAAATTCTATAAAACGTTGAAATTTCAATATAGGCATAAAATTAATACTTTTATGCCTTTTTAAAATCAAATATTTTTAATATAAAAATTAAAAATTTATAAACTAATTAATAAAACTTTTTATATATCATGTTTGTTGTAGATAATACTTATTTCTTTGTTGATAAGTAGTAATTTTCTGTGTATAATTATATTATTGTCTGTTGATATATAGAAAATAAATATTTATTACATAAAACATAAAATATGTATGGGCTAGGAGATGATATTGTGAAAGAATATTTTATGTATTTTGATGAATCGGGTAATTTAGGGACCTCTGGTAAGTATTTTGTCATAGCATGTATTATTACAGAGAATCGTAAAGCTCTTCATAATACTATGAAAAAAACATTAAAAAAAATTAAGTCTGATTATCATAATGCTAAATTTGATGGACATGAATTAAAAGCTAATAAAGCAACTAAAGAAATTAAATCATTTGTATTAAATAGAATTTCTAAAAATAATTTAGAAATAAGTTATATCGTTGCTGAAAAACAACATGTACAAGAACAACTTATCAAGGATCAAAATAGATTTTATAATTTTTTATTAAAAATATTGCTAGATCAACATAAAGAAAAATTTAAAGAAAATAAAATTAATCTAATATTAGATAATAAAACTATTAAAGTTAAATCATTAAATTCATTTGAAGATTATATAAATATACATATAAATTATGAACTTGGACTAAACTCTGACATTATTGTTGAATATAAAGATTCTAAATCTCATGATGCATATAATATACAAGCCGTAGATTATATAGCTAATGTTATTTATTCTCATTATGAATATAATTTAGATATTTATATGCCTATAATCAAAAATAAAATAAAAGTTATTGAAGAATTTCCAAAGTTTAAATTTAAAAAAATAAAAAAAGGTGCTTAAAAGTATTTACTTTTATTTTTTTTTTGATATAATTAAAATTAGTTATAGGGTAAACCCATATTAATGTATCATCTATAAGTATATAAGCTGCCTATTTTGGTAGCCGTTATTATGGTTCCATAACACTAGCCCATGAGGGCTTTTTTATTTTTAAAATTATTATTTAATCTAATTTCTAGATTTTTGAAAAAATAAAAAAAGTACTGTTTTATAAATATATGAAACAGTACTTTTTTATTTTTTAATATATATTTTTCTTATTATTTATAACTC